TTATACGTCTATGCGAAAGCGCCCACGGTTGGTGATTAGTTTAAATAGTACAACGTTAGCCAAATACTAAACCTAAGTTTGAAAGTTATTACAGGTTGGCTGGACACTTCATAAAGTGGAATGATAACGACCATATTTAATTATGATAAAGATATGGATCTGATGTGCGGTAATGGCTCCATTAAGCATATAGATATAAGACCAAGTTGATTAATCTCTCCTTGGGGTTTTTATATCTAAAATACAGTAATTCACCATTAAGCATAATATATACTAACTAAGTAATTAAATATAAGGAAAGCAACAAATGCTAATACCAATGACAGATGAACAATTCACAAAATCACTTGTAGTAAAGTGCGTAAAACTAGAGCTTGCGCTTAAGGCGTTAGAGAAGCAAAACAGAAAGCTTGAAGACATTATAAAGTATGGGCTTGGTGAAAAAGACCTAGAGCAAGATATTTAATTCACCAAAGGGCAATAACTAATAAGGAAAGCATAATGAACATTAAAGCTATTGATTTAAAGAGAAGCCTTGAAATAATGACAAAAATAGTTGATTGGGTAAGCAAGGGCGGTGAGTTAGACGATGTATGCATCAGTGAGTTAGCCATAGCAAAAAAGGTAATTGAAGATAATGGCGGTTATGAGTTTACTGTTGGTAAAGGGCAATAACTAAAAGGATAAGTAACAATGAAGTTTATAGTTCAATTTTACACTGGCAATAAAATCAACCAGACCGAAACGACCTATCAACCAGAAATGACAAAGGACAGGCTAATGCCGATTAAGATAATAAGAAGCGCTAGTCGTGCGCAAGCTGCTATAAATAGATATCGCTATGATGCGGTTATAATTACGCCTGATGATTGTCCGAGAGCAGGGGAAATACAGCACTGTTACATAAACAGAAAGCAAAACCCAAAGTTTAAGCCAAAAGATTATGACTTTATTGATAACGTGGCACAGCCAATTAAATAACTAATATAACGGAGAGAAGCAATGAAGGTTAATAAGAGAGATGTTTACCTAACTGAGTTTGAAGGATTTACATTTAAGCAAAGATTTTATTATGTATGGGCTAATGAAATCAGCGTATCGGATTTCAATTTAAACAGCAATCCGCTTAAATGGTGCCTTATGGATTTGATAAAGATAATATACATTCCAATTTTATTTGTGGTGATATTTCCGCTTCTGATAATACCAGTTAGTTTTTATATGGCTACTAAGCTAAAAAGCAAATATGAAAATGAAGAAGACCACGGCTGGTTTAAATCAGCCCAATGGATAATAGAATAGAACCTTTAACTATAGGGATAAACAAAGCACTTAACGGTGCTTTTTTCATTTCAATCAATAAGGTGTATAGTAAAGCAATACCGTAAGGCGGTTAACTATCATCAGGTGATAAATATGGCAAAACTAACACCAAAGCAGGACGCCTTTGTTAAGGCTTATTTGCTCAATGGGGGGAATGCGACACAAGCCGCTATTGACGCAGGCTACAGCGAAAGTACATCAAAAGAGATGGGGTATGAAAACCTCACCAAACCTCACATCAAGAAATTAATCGAAAAACATCAGCAAGAAGCTAACAATGTATTCATTTGGTCTAAAGAAAAGAAGCTGTTACTACTAGAAAAAATAGCTGAATGCGCTACCAAAACAGACCCAGAAAAGGGTATGATTAATATGCAATCCGCTATCGCCGCAATGAAAGAGCATAACCTCATGCAAGGCGACAACGCACCAACTGAAACAAGCAACGTTCACAAGGTTGAAGCAATTGACGACTTTAACGACTGCTAGCCCTCTTGAATTACTGCGCCAAGGCATTAACAAGTCATGCCCTGCATTTGTCGATTTGTTCTACGCAAGGAATAGATACAAGGTTCCTTATGGTGGAGCAGGTTCGGGCAAAAGTCATGCAGTAGCTAGGCGCTTATGCTTTCGCTTTCTCAATGAGGGAGTATATAAAAAATCATCTGGCGAAACTCAAACAACACACACTATTTTGGTTATCCGAAAGGTAAACAGAACACTAAAGAAATCATGCTACAAGTTAGTTAAAAACATACTTACCAAGTGGTCAAGAAAGAAAAGGCTTAATCTCAACCTATCTGATTTCTCCTTTAATGGCACTGAGTTAACAATCACGCATAAAGAAACAGGCTCACAGTTTATATTCTCAGGAATGGACGACCCAGAAAAGATTAAATCTATCGAAGCAATTACTACGATTTGGTGTGAGGAATCAAGCGAGCTTAACCAGGAAGACTTTGATCAGTTAGATTTGCGATTGCGTGGTAATCACAATTGTGTGAAAGAGATATACTTAACGTTTAACCCGGTTAGTGACCAATCATGGTTAAAGCGGGTATTCTTCGATGATCCAATTGATGGAGTGATCACACACAAATCAACATACCTAGATAATATCCACATAGATGACGACTATAAGCAGGTGCTAGAGAACAAAAAGAAAACTAACATGCGCTACTATAAGATATACGGCCTAGGTGATTGGGGTACAGCTGAGGGGCTTGTGTTCCACAATGTAACGGTTAGGCCAATAAAACTTGATGATGTTATTCACTTAGAATTAGTTCAGGGGCTAGACTTCGGCTATACAAATGACCCGTCATCGTTTCACCAAACTTATGCAGACTGGGAAAACAAGAAGCTTTATATATTCGATGGGTTTTACGAGAAAGGATTAAGCAACACTGCTATATCTGATTTACTTAAGAAAATGAAAGCACACAGGCATTTAACAACGTGTGACAGTTCAGAGCCTAAATCAATAGACTCATTAAAGGCAAAAGGTTGCAAGGTTAGAGGTGCAATGAAAGGCCCCGACTCGATTAATGCAGGCGTAGATTTTTTGTTAGAGTTTGAAATTGTGGTAAACTCTCACTTAGTAGAATTTAAAACAGAGTTTGATAACTATTGCTGGTCAACGAATAAAGATGGTAAGTCACTAAACAAACCAGTGGATGACTTCAACCATTTTATTGACAGCTTAAGATATGCTTGCGAACACAGATACATTAAAAAGAAACGCACACCATTCAAAATACATGGATAAATTATGATTACAGCAGACGTAAAAGACGAAGGTTATACGCTATCGCTTCCAATTTGGGAGCATGTACGCGCGGCTATTCGAGGCAAACAAGGTGCAATGGCATTGATTAAAGCTGATAGCTTTTACGGTGTTGTTAAGCCTAACTACCGAGTTACCAAAGATAACTTTAACGAAGTATCAGAGCGCGAACAGAAATACTTCGGGCGCGGTCGCTTCTCTAACTTCACGGGGCGTACACATGATGCTTATACTGGCATGATTGGCTCAGTGCCTGTTGAGTTTAAATTACCCGCTAAAATTAAAGGCATGGCGGATAATGTCGACGGTGAGAATTCAACACTAAATGATTTTGCATTGCATATTGCTAGTGAATTGCTAATCACTGCGCGTGGTGGCGTGTTATCTAATCCAGCTATGCAGGCAGGGCAAACGCAATCAATGGCGGGTGATAATTTACCGACTATGATTAGTTATAATGCTGAACAGATGATTTACCACCGTGTAGATAAAGGGCAATTACAAGAAGTTCGATTACTTGAATCATATTGGACCAAGGCTGATGATTACGAGTGGGAGCTTAAGCCGCAAGTGCGCCGATTGTACTTAGACGAAAACGGTGACTACACATCAGAAGTATGGCGCGAACAGGATATATTTGAGCAAGTACAGCCAGTGGTTAACGGCTCAACGCTTAAAATAATTCCTTTCCAGTTTTACGGCTCAGAGAATAACAAACCAACTTATGACCGCCCGGTGATGTTTGATTTAGCTCATCAGAATTTAGGCCACTTCCAGTTAGATTGTGATAACCGCGACAACCTTCACTATCACGGTCAAGGCATGACGAATATTTATACCAGCATGGATCAGTCTGATATGGACACAATGAATCCAGGTGGCATTGATGTTGGCGCGAAAGGTAAAAACATTTGGGGGCCTGAGGATAAAGTTGAGATATTACAGCTTGAAGCAACTGGCGCAATTGCAACAGAAATGGAGCGTGACGAAAAGCGTATGATTATGTTGGGTGCTCAAGTAGTGCAAGACTCATCAGGCAACCAAACGCTAGGCGCTAAACAAATCGAATACAATGCTTCAACATCACAGCTTAAACGCATCTCACTGAATGTTAGTGCAGGCTTAACACAGAATTTACGATGGTGTGCAGAGTTTGCAGGGGCCAATCCTGACGAAGTTATGGTCAAGGTTAACACTAAGTTTATTACTGATGACCTAACAGCTCAAGATGTTCAAGCGGTATTTGCTGGCGTTCAAGGTGGATTACTGCCAGATGCTTTATTCTTGGAAGCGGTGAGAAAAGCCGGATATTCAGACAAGACAGACGATGAGATTAACGAGCTAATTGATGACCAAGCACAAGGCCAATCTAAAGAAATGGCTGAGTTGACGCTAAGATTTGAACAATTAGAAGCTAAATTAAGCGGGAGTGATGAATAATGGCTAAAATTGAAAAGTTAACGCTACTGATTGACGCGAAAGAAATTAGGCGTGCAGGGTATAAAGATAAAGAGCAGTTGATACAAATGCACATTGATGAGCTTGAGCGCTTGGGCGTGGCTGTTGCTGATGCCTCGCTGACCTTTAATGGCACTAATGACAATCTGAATTATCCGTCCGTATTGGTGCCAAGTGGTGATAAGCCATTCAATGGTAATAACGCGCTCCTACTTGATGGCAATGGCGGCATAATCCAAGGGCAAAAAGACCTTGTTATTAACGCTGCGTTTAACGAGGTGTGCACTGCTACAGTTACGTTTACTATTGGTGGCTTTGTTATAGAGGGCGCTAATAATGGCGCTGAATGAACAGTTAATATCAATAAACGCTAGTCATTCGATTTATGTTAATCGTTTGGCTGCTGGCCTTGGCAATGATGCGATTCCTTTTGTTGATAAAGTTAATGCAGCAATTGAGGCGAGGCTCGCGCGTGAAGTAGGCAAGAATCTAACGCCTATGCGCAGAGAGAAGCTTTTAGAGGATATCCACAAGATTACAGCGGATAACCTCAAGCAGTACACAAAAGGGCTAAGCAAAGAAAATATTGAGTTCGGCGGGTATGAATCAGCATTCCAGGCTAAGTCTGTAAACGGATTATTAGTTAACGTTGAGACTGTCGCTGCATCAACATCGACGGTTAACAAGGCTGCAAAGAACACTTTGATTCAATTGGGTGAAGGTAGTTACACCACTTACAATGAAATGCTTAAAAATTACTGGTCAAGCAATGCAACACAAGTGACTAACATTGTGGCGCAAGGCTTTCAATCTGGCACATCAACCAGGGAGATTGCCAATCAAGTAATGAACGAAGTAGGCACTAGGCTGGGCAAGACAAAGAAGCAGGCTTTAAGCATCGCAAGAAATGGAACAAACCACTATGCCAACCAAGCACGAAAAGAATACTTTGAAGAAAACGATGTAATTATAGGCACGCGCAGAATATCAACAATGGACTCTGTTACATCTCAATTCTGTAGGGGTATTGACCAAACAGTGGTTTTAAAGACCAGCTCAAGCTATAGCAAGGCTTTCGCGCCTTTTCATAATTCTTGCCGGACAAGTAACGTGCCAGAGATTAACGGTAAGTTTGCTCAAGACGATGATGAGGACGAAAGAGCTAGTAACTTTAGGGTAGGCAGTAAGCCAGCAAAAGACACAAAAGACGGCAAGGCCGTACAGGGATTGCTTGACCCTAAGCCCGTTGATTCTAAAAATATTTATTATGATGAGTTGCGAAAACTAGATAAGGACGACCAAGATAAAGTATTAGGCCCATCATTAGGAAAGGCATACAGAAAGATGCTGAGAGATGGCGGCACACCAGCAGAGTTTGCCAAGTTAACAGTAAATGAAAAGCTCAATAAGTCTTACACACTTACTGAGCTTCGAAAACAGGATAATGTTCTGTCTGATATATTAAATCAGCAGGCTAAGTGATTTGGCTAGCTTTATTTGCACATCAACAGGGTAGCCGTTATCGACTCCCTGTTGTATTTCATCGCTAGCAATTTGAAGCGTTGAGTCTATTTCCTTAAGTGACTCTTTCGCGTTAACTCCAAATATTTCAATTATCGCATCGTGGTATTTAACTTTTTTATCACTCATTATTTATCCCCGTATATCATCGCGTAACACTGAAACTTATCGTAATCAGTTGTTACGCATTCACTGTTAAGTTTCTTTTTGACTATCTTTTCGTGATACGCATCCACAACAACAACTCCAAGAATAAGGGCTAGAATAAGAATAATTGACAGTGCAAATCTTTCGTAATTATCCATCACACCACCCCCGCATCAGCGAATCTTTTTATGTGACGAGTTGCAACCGGAATACTGCCAGCATCAACAAAATGCTTTGGGTCAAGCTCCTTTATTATCAGCGCATCATCACTTGAAATAAACTTGCCTAAGCTTCCATTGTTAGCAAAATATCCGCCATCTTGAATGGTTGCTGTGTATTCTGAGCCTTGCTCAAAGCCAAAGCTACCGTTAGTTATTAATATTTTCATTATCCTTCCCCTTATAATACTGCTCCATACTCTTGCACTTATGGTCACAAAACTTTTTATTCCTACCCGCGCCCTCTTTAAGTGGCAGCTCTTTTTTACAGTTTCTATAATTACACTTCATAAATACCCCTTGTTGATGAGTTATTACTATAATACTTAATTAAACGCTTTACAACTTAATTATACTATATTATATTTAACTCACAACATAACTAATGGGGAAAACAATAA